TGGTTATTGTTATATCGGCACCTAATTTATATGTATTTCCACCAACTAAATTCATTGATGATCCTGTTAGTGAAGTTAAAATTATCGTATCAAATAAGTATTTGTAAAGTTCAATATGTTGGGTAAAGTAAACTATCTCCACATCCTCCACGGTACTTTCCATGACCCAATCACCTCCGTATTTCAGATTTCCAGTTTTGTCTTCAGATGCACCAATAGTAACATTTGTTAATTGAGACAACATGTTATAATATATATTCCATTCTGGTATCAATAGTGTGTTACATGCTAAATAATCGATATTTTTCACTTGAAAATCCTTGATTATTTTTACAAAAAAATCGAAATTTTCAGTAGAATCGTTCATATTTTCATCGTAAACAATATTCAAACTAAGATCTAATGTAGAGTTCAAACTAACGTCGTGTATAGAATATGTTGTTGTACTTATAGTGGATGGCATTATATCCATATTCATGCTCTGATCAACTAGTGTGTTGTGTTCTGACAAGATATTTGTACTAGTATCCGTAACCGTTATATGCTTATCTATTTGCATAAACGGTTTATTGTCTAAAAATGTTTGTCCAGGTGTTCCTATGGTGGATGTAAAACAAACACCAATCCGATCAATACTGGTAAATTGACTTTGTAATAAGACCAATATATCTGCCTTGGACGAATTCGCCGAATATACTATTGGCAAAGTACTGACATTGACAGAATCAACAATTGTTTGATAATCCCTAACATGATTATCTATCAATAGAATATTTGTATACGTGTGACCTATATTTATATCTAATTGCTTTGACACTTCCTGTATATGTATATCCGATGACATATATATATATATATAGTGTTATTGAAAGATTTTATTACATTCGGGATTATTTGACAATGTTTGCTAAATGATATTTTATGTTTAGTCCGTTTTAATAATCTTGAAATATTTAGGTTATCAGTTGTCATGTCTGTATTAAATTATACTAATTGTGTTTTGTTTTCTTGATGAATTTTGATTATATTTTCCTTTGCTTTGCAATGCTTTACATTTTACTATGAATAAATAGATTAAATAGTATTATTTATAAAAAACCTTTTATTTGGATTTCCAAATTCTCTATATTGCCATACATAAAGATAGCCATTTCTTTGTTGTAATACCACTCCAATAAGATAAAATGTAGATTGCGATTTGTTATAGTATTATTTCTCTTAGTAAAACTAGATGATTTGAGAAGTTCACCGGATATACTTATACTTGTTTCATTGCCGATACCATCGGTAAAAACAGTGTTACCACTCATTATAATAATAAACTAAACTATAATCATAGCACATAGGTCTATATCTGCTACTACTACTGCTACTACTACTACTACTAAATTAATTTCATAATTTTGATCAATATGAGTTGCCATATTGTCCCACTCATCTGACCTGGCTATACGCGCCGAATAAGATGGACTGAAATATTTTACAAATACATAAAAATACACAAATATATCACAAATATATCACAAATAAATAAAATTAATTATCGCGATTAAATATATACATGTATAAATTAGCATTAATAGCCATCATTTTTATATTAGGATTTTATTTTACATGCAATTATACATCAAAACATGTTGTGGAGGGGTTCAATATTAGCGAAAACTCTTGTCCAAATATATTAATTCAAAAAGACAAGGAACTTTATTTGTATAACTCACGCCAAGCAAGAATTCCTGGAGTAAACCCAGTTGTCTTCAAGAATTTAGAAGATTATGTTGAATTCCTAGATTGGCAACGAAGTCAAAACATAAATTGTCCTGTATTGTTCTTACAACACTCTTATGATGCACAAGGTAAACCAGTATATAGTACGCGCCCAAGCCCCACGGATCTTCAAGGAGGGCTTCCATCTACATTAACATATGGTTCTGATTCACAAGCCCTGCCTTTATATTTACAACAATCTGAGCAACCCATTACGAAGTTAATCGACTCTAATCGAAATGATCCACCCTATAATGACAATTCCTATCCTGGATATGACCCAATTAATCTGTATCAAGGAGACTATACTCCTTTAGATAAAATGTTCAATGAGCAGGAAAAAACATCAGCGAAAAGCACAAACCCAATGGATGTAAATTGGGGTGGCGTTCAGTACACTGCTGACGCAGTGAAGGCTGGTGAATTCAAAGAAGACGAAGTTAAAATATATGTTCCATAATTTGTCTTTGGATTATTTATAATATGAAATGTAAATGTAATTTGTATATAAGCATAACACGATAATATGGTATTATGTTTATAAAATAAAAAATGATAATAATGGAAGGCGCTGTTATTATTCGAGACCATCTAAGTATTTCATATTTTCTGTAAGTGTAGCTCTAAAACTGTTGAGTATATTCATTTTCTCAATGATCTTTTCTATATCTGGGTCATCTGGTTTAGATGATATTTTAACAGCTAGCTTTGGTAATGCATATAAGGTAATAGAATTAATTCTATCTTCCATAGCTATTATCAAATCTTCCCATTGTTTACGATCTTTCTCCAAACTGTATAATGCCACTGCTTGTTGTGATTTAGTATTTAAATCATCAATTATTTTTTGAAGTCCAGTCATCATTCGTTTGTCGTCTGTGCTCTTTTTGCTATTACTACTATTTTTGTTATTACTACTATTTTTGTTATTACTACTATTTTTGTTATTACTTTTGCTATTTTTTTTACCTTTACTATCTGAATCAGAATCAGATCCAAATCCCATAAACCCTTCAGATGTCGTTGATGGGAACAAAGTAATGTATATGAGATAAATTAAAACGGCGATTACTATATATCCTAAATAAGTATACAAATCCTCCATATCTGATATTATATATTAGACTAATAGAAATTTTTTTATATTTTCAATACACGATTTGTTAATTTTTCGAACTTGTCCATTTTCAGCCGTCAATCTGAGTTCTTGCATACAATTGTCATTTTCTTGTACACAATGAATTAAATTTTTTATCGATTTGAATTCTGCCATAATAGCAATCGCACTCTTGGTACTGACATTTGGTATAGTAGCAAGCATAATTTCACCAATATTTTCCTCTGTTATGTTGTTCTTCTTCTGCTTTTTCATTACTTGGCTATAGGCAACCTCCTTTTCCACTTTATTATCGTCATAATAGCCTAATTTTTTTGGCTCCTTCTGTAATTTATCTGCATGATTAATAATTAACTCGCAAGTTTCATTAATATTTTTTGTTCTAATTACAGAAAATCCTTTAAAATAGTTCAATGTTACCAATGCTGAATAAAGAGTTTTTTTATCCATACGTCCTTTTACGGCATTGTATCGTTCGAAATCGCCTTCAATAATATAAACGATATGATGATTGTGTAGTGTATATTCGTTTAGTCGAAACGACTGCTCCGAATATCTACCATCTTTAATACTTGAAGCCAAGTCATAGAGAGATTTTCGTTCGAAAACAATTTTTTCTTCATGTTCATTTGTAGAGAGAATGATGTCACCCAAATCCATTTTTTCTACAGATATTTCATGACTATGTTCTTTAAATAATAAATTCATTGTTGTCAATAGATCTGATTCACGTGTGTCTATTTTGATAAACATAAATATACAAATATGTGAATACTTATGTTTATATTCTTTATATTCTTTATAACAAGTAATTCTTGAGCATTATAATGTCATGTGTATAAGAATTATAGTTGTGGTCCACCAATACCATTAGGTAATCCAGAATATTGTCTGAACTTAAACAAAAAGTTGGGTCTTTGTGTATTAGCTGATATTTCGAATGGTTTTGAACGCATAAATCCAGTTCCACTAGGTGCTGCCCCACCTTTCATATTTCCACCAAAATAATTGGTTCTAACACTTTTTCCAGCGGTTGTCATTACAACAACAGATGGCATGATTCCATTTGTTCCACTGGCACCACCAAATTCAGTTCTTCTAGCGATAGCAGAGCGACCACGATGACTTCTATATCCATTTCTTGGCATAATATAATATATATTAAGATAATATATTACACCATAATATATTATCATTTATTTACTATAAAGTAGGAACAGATACTTTGTTTAAGCAACATATCCACTGCGTGAACCAGCGAAGATAAGAGACTTCTTACCAACACCACCTGAACCGAGAGGATTTCTAGAAAGGATATTACGCTCTTTCATTTTTCTCTCTTGTTGTGCAGGAGTTAATCCATTTAACTCGGATAATCCTTGTCCAGCCTTGATAAGTATGTGACGATATATACCAATATTACTCACACCGGCACCAATACGGGGGCCTAAACCGCCCATAATTCCGAAGATTTTAGTGTTATTTGTAATAGAAGGAGTGTGTCTAGCACGTTTGCTACCATTCATTAAACCAGGCATTATATAATGACTAAATATATTTTTTTATTTTTGATGTTTTGATTTCCAATTTCTATTTCCTCTATAATCCATTATTTGACAAATACTTATTTATAGAATATACGAAATGTACATAAATAGATATCATCATATTAAGTATAATTATGACAGAGTTTAAAATAACAAACGACGATGATTTTATTAAATCAGAAGATGGATTAATCTTTAATCCATATAATTCTACAAATGTTGAGATTACATTGAGCCAAGTTCAATCTATTCTGACTAAATATGGTATCCCAGGAAATATTGACAATTTAACTCTTTATAAAAGGGCTTTTATTCATAGATCGTATACAAAGCGCCCACAATCATATAACGAACAAGAAAATATTACAATTACTGAACGCCCATATGATTGTCTTCCATTATATACTAAATCAAACGAAAGATTGGAATTTTTGGGAGATGGTGTGCTTGAACTAGTTACAAAATATTATTTATATCGCAGATTTCCTAAAGAGAATGAAGGATTTATGACTGAGAAAAAAATCGCATTAGTAAAAAACGAGGCAATTGGTAAATTAGCACTTGAGATGGGTCTCCATAAATATTATATTATTTCTAAACATGCTGAGGAAAAGAAAACTAGAACAAATTTAAAAAAATTAGGTTGTCTTTTTGAAGCATTTATAGGTGCATTGTTCTTAGATTTTAATAAGATGACGTTATTGGATGAAGAAGGATGGTTTAAATCATTATTTACGACTGGACCTGGATTCCAAATGGCACAAATATTTATCGAAAGTATATTTGAAAAACATGTTGATTGGATGAAATTAATTCAAGATGACGATAATTATAAAAATATTCTTCAAGTAAAAATTCAAAAGGAATTCAAAGATACTCCTCATTACATTGAGATTGGTCATACGGATGAAACCGGATATGAAATGGGTGTATATTTATGTTTAGGACAAAAGATTCACGAAGTATCTAGACAAGATGCGACCAATTATAAAAAAATCGGGTCATTTGAAAAAATTCATGAACAAATGGAAGCTGATGGAAAAGTATTTATCTACTTGGGACGAGGTCAGCATAAAATTAAAAGAAAGGCAGAGCAAATGGCATGTGACGAAACATTAAAAATGTTAAGTTTAGTTTGATATAAATTATAATGTAATAAAATCAAAAATATATTATATAAAATTTCGTTTAGTAGTGAGTATATAGTTCTTTTTTAATGTGTTTATTTAATATAGATAATGTCTTCCGGGATTTTAGACAAATTAAAAATAAAACCAAATCCAGAAAAAAATGAAGATAATCGAATTGAGATAAAATTCAGTAATATTGATGATACTAAGGATGATACTAATGATGAGGCTATTTTAAATACAAAGATTATTGATAAAATTAATGCAAATGAGGAATACCGTGAAGAAATGTTGAAAAGATTTGCTATGTTGACAATAAGTAAAATACCAAAACAAAAACCCGAAGCAATGATTGTTGAACAACCAAAAAAGGTTAAAAAACTTAATAAGAAACTCACATTAATTAGTGAAGATAAGTCAGTGGAAAATAAGACAGAAGCAGAATTAGATAAAATGGTTAAGGAAGTTAAACAAATAGGACAACGTGTAGAACAAGATCTTGGTGAAGATTTTGGAGTCAAACCAAAAGGAAGGCGCACGAAAAAGGCTACATTCGATGTTATTGCCGATGATGTAGTAGTTGAATATGTCGGAAACACTTCTGTCAAAGAAAGAATGCCGGTTAAAGATAAACAAGTTTTACTCAGAGCCAATTCTTATTACATGAATAATCGTGAATCATTTATTGGATTTGTAAATGCTCTATTCAAACCATACAAGGAAGAATTTAAGAATATCGAATCTTCATTAAATTGTGATAAACCCGACAATGCCAAATTTGCGTTATTAACTCATCAAAAGGTTGTTCGCGATTATCTTAATTTATATACACCCTATCGTGGTTTATTATTATATCATGGTTTAGGTAGTGGTAAAACTTGTACTTCTATCGCGATAGCCGAAGGTATGAAAACCGACAGACAGATTTTGGTGATGACCCCTGCTTCGTTAAGAATGAACTACTTAGAAGAGTTGAAAAACTGTGGTGATTTACTTTACAAGAAAAATCAATTTTGGGAATTTATTTCTGTAAAGAAAAATGATAATAAAGGAATCAATACGGATGAAATTATTGATACATTATCGAATTTGTTACACTTAGGCAAAAATTATATAAAAAAACAAGGTGGTGCATGGATGGTAAATGTAACTCAACCTTCTAATTACGATAACATACCTGAAGATCAAAAAACAAGTTTAAATGATCAAATTAATGAAATGATTCGAAATAAATATCGATTTATTAATTACAATGGGTTATTAAATAGTCATTTAAAAGGATTAACAGAAGATTATACTATTAATCCATTTGACAATAAAGTTATTATAATTGATGAAGCTCACAATTTTGTTAGTCGAATTGTAAATAAACTAAAAAAACCCGAATCTCTTTCTATGCGTCTTTATAATTATTTACTTTCTGCTGAAAATTGTCGTATTGTCATGTTAACAGGTACACCTATGATTAATTATCCAAACGAAATAGCCATATTGTTTAATATTTTACGCGGATTTATCAAAACATGGACCTTCCCTCTGACAATACAAACAGGGCGTAAGTTTAACAACGAAGAAATGACTAAAATATTTGCCAAATATGAAATATTAGATTTTTTAGATTACAAACCAAGTTCAAAATTATTAACAGTTACACGAAATCCATTTGGGTTTATAGATGTAACAAAAAATGATTTATATAAAGGTGTGTCTAATGTAAAAACCGGACATCGCGGGAATGTAAGTGATGTGGAATTTGTAAAAAATATTACTTATATTTTGAACAAGAATGATATAGAGGTCAACTCTAGAAGCATTCAAGTAGATAATTTTAAAGCTTTACCGGATACTCTAGATGCATTTAAAACCCGATTTATTGACGAAACGAATGGTCAATTAAAAAACGACAATCTCTTTAAGCGTCGCATATTAGGTCTTACATCATATTTTAAAAGTGCTCAAGAACAATTAATGCCAGCATTTAACAAAGATATTGATTTAAAAGTAATGAAAATTCCAATGAGTGATTTTCAGTTAGGAGTATACGAACAAGCCCGTATTCAAGAAAGAAAATTAGAAAAAGCATCGAAACCCAAAAGAAAGGGTCCCGCGAAAGCAACAGATGATCTTTACGACGAAGCCGTTTCTACTTATCGTATTTTTTCGAGAGCATTTTGTAACTTTGTTTTTCCTGCTGAGAAAAAAAGACCAATGCCTAAAGATGGCGAAGATATCTCTGATTCATTAAAGGAAGTTGTTAATGAGAATATATTAGACGCATTATCCGCAAAAGAAACGATTGATAATGCTGGAGGAAAATACACATTAGAAGATACTGCTTTATTAGAAGCTGAGCAAAAGAAGGAACAGGATTCTACTTATGACCAACGTATTAAGGATGCTATGACTTTCTTAAAAGATAATTCTGCTAAATACTTATCACCGAAAGGATTAGAAACATACAGTCCAAAATTTCTTACTATATTGGAAAATCTACAAGATACAGATTATAGAGGATTACATTTGATATATACACAATTTCGCACTTTGGAAGGTATTGGAATTTTAAAGCTTATTTTGGAAGCAAATGGATTTGCTCAATTTAAAATAAAGCGCGATGATATTGGAACATGGAGACTTAATATATCTCCCGAAGACATGGGTAAACCGACATTTGCATTGTATACTGGAACTGAAACGCCAGAAGAAAAAGAAATTATTCGTAATATATTTAATAGTACTTGGAATTATGTTCCGGATTCAATAACTGCTGAATTAGCTAGAATATCCACTAACAATTTATATGGAGAAATAATCAAGGTACTTATGATTACCGCATCAGGAGCAGAAGGAATATCTCTTAAGAATACCAGATATGTTCATATTGTCGAACCATATTGGCATCCAGTGAGAATAGAACAAGTAATTGGGCGAGCACGCAGAATATGTAGTCATCAAGATTTGCCACCTAATTTACGAACAGTTCAAGTGTTTTTATATTTAATGACA